CAAAACTACATTTTTTCCTCGGCGTTTTCTTTCATTTTATCATTGGCGCTGACACTTTCAAATGCTGTTGCCCTGGTATTCCTACCCCCTCACATTCTTGCAGAAATCCCAGGCCAGCCCTGCCTTGTCACTGTGGAAGGTGGGGGTACGACCGTTGGTGACGATATTGCCGGGCCGGGTGCGCCCCTGGGCGTACAGGTACTCCTGATATTCCTTGTCCCGGACCGTGTTGGTCACCAGCACATTCAGCCCGGCCGCACGGCAGCGATCCAGCCAGATCCGGCAGTTGGCCGCTACATCCGGCCGGAGAAGGGAGATATCTCTGCTGTCAAGCATGGCCGCCGTCCTCCTTTTTGCCGGTCAGCTTATCGCCGGCAGTGTCCACGGCGTCCTTGCCGATCTCCAGGATCCTCACCAGCCACCGGGGCAGCGGCGCACCCATGAACACCCCGTTTTCTGCGATGCTACCCAGCTCTGTAATGATGTACCATACCAACACCATGGGCATTATCAACCCGCTGAATTGGAATGGCAGCTCAATCCCCGGTAGATTGGCCAGCACTATGCCGATCAACAGATCCGCTCCCGCCGCCACAAGCACGACAACCACCATACCGCATTTGTGCCAGATCCCCTCCCGGGCCCGTGCGGAAGACCAGCCGCCCCCCTTACAGGCCGCCAGGGAGCCGGTGAGGTAGTCCAGGGACATGCAGACGATCCAGCCCATGACCAAACCATCCCAGCCATCCCCAAAGGGCCGTCAGCGCACCGATAGCGTCCGCCGCCAGTGCTTTGATTTTGTTGATGCTTTCCATAGTCTTTCCCCTTTCATTTGTTTCAATAAAATTACCTCTGTTTCATCGGCTTGACAAAACAGAGGCAGTTGGATATAATGAAAACAGAAGGGCGCTGTTACAAGACGGTTAGCTCACCTCACAGATCGAACAAAACGTTGACCGCTCGGGTTGCAGCCGGGCGGTCAACACGCATTTGTGGACAGTATGTACAACGCCCATACCAGGCAAATCAGGAATCGCAAGACTGCGATTGCCCGCCTTTTCCACATCAGCCTCACCCCCTTTCCCGGGGGAGTAGCTAACCACCTTTATGTAACAGTGCCCTTCTGGCCTCCGCTCTCTTGAGCTTTAGCATGTTTATTATACGGTGTGCAGTGGATTTTGTCAAACTTTGTTTGCCTGTGTACCAATCTTGTTCTATCATACTTCCGGACCAGCAACAAACGAACCAGTTCCATTATTTTTATAGAACGACTTTCGCATCATACATGCCAACCACACCATCCGGATTGATACATGGCACAAAATCTGCTACAAGATTATCTGCCGTGTCTTGATAAAACTGAAAAGAGCGAAGCTGCATGGGACAAGTAACATAGGTTAAAGATGAGGGCGTATATCCTATACACATTCTACCTACAGATCCGCTAAATGGCAGCGATACCTCATAGTCGTTGACTTTAAAAACCTTATTGAAGCCATCCAGTTCAATAAGAGCCTGTCCATCTAAATGGTTGGGAAGTGAGGAAGAAAAGCTTTTCCCATAACCAACCTTCATAGAGGAAAACCATTGCTTCATTAAGCTGCCCCAGTTGTAACTTGTTCCAACCTTTTGGGCGGAGTAAAAAACATATTTATCATCTTTATCTACCGTATCAATGGTAAAGTCTGCATCTACAACCATGCGGATACTTTGGAGATAGACACTGATACCTGTGTCTATCTTACATGTTTCTCCGAATTGAATATAGGTAAGTTCCTTATATCCAGCCGGCAGTCGAGTTGGCTTCACTATAAAGGCGGCAATCAAGTCCCGATTTCCATTGACAATAAATGTATACGTCATCTCCTCGCTGACAATCTCGCCGTTTTCCTGCCATCCCGCAAATTTATAGCCATAAGCCGGTGTTGCTGTGACAGTGATGGTAACGCCAACAGAAACCGGCCCTCCACTGGTCACTGTCCCATATTCAGGTTCATTAACGGAAAGGTTCACCCTGTAAACATTCTCAGGTAAGCGATGCCTTGCCGTTGACTGTGCGGGATACCGGAACCGCCCCTACATCCTCCACCGTATAGACAGAAGGGTCTGTCCACGCTGTGCTGTAGTCCTCTTCGGACGCTTTTTTCAGAAGCTGCCCGGCCGTACCGCCAGCCGGAACACCGGGCCCGGGCTCTCCGTCCTGTCCTGGGGCTCCATCCGCTCCTGGATCCCCGTTCTTTCCAGGAGCTCCGTCTGCCCCCGGCGCACCATCCCTGCCAGGAGCGCCGTCCTGTCCGTCCGTGCCCCGTTCCCCCTTGGGAATTCCGAAGTGGAACACCGGGTTCCTGCTGTCGCCTTTTACCTGAACAGTGGCGCTGCTCCCCGCAGGCAGGGTCTCCACGGTGGCCTGAATATCAGGTGCCGCCCCGCCCTCCGGAGTAATCCAGTGCGCGTCATAGTCTGTCCCAGACCGCTTTGCCAGGACCTGACCGCCTGTCCCTCCAGCAGGAATACCGTGTGTATCCGCTTCCCCGCCGCCGTTCAGATGCTCCAGTACCTCCTCCAGGCTCTTGCCGTCCCGCCGGCGGAAGATACCCTCCATCAGCGTAACCGGATACACGGCCTGTCCCTTACGATTTTCCAGCCGCTCCAGGCGGCCGCCCTCGCCCAGCTCAATGGGCACTACGATAAAGCGGTAGGTCCCCACCGCGTCCGTAAACCTGTCCCGGCTGGCGGTTACTTCTATGGTGTGCTCTCCGGATCCCACAATCCATAGATCAATAAACAGCCTGACCTGTTCCCCGCTGTTCACTATCCGGCGCAGCTGCTCCTGGCCGTCCAGTCTGATGACCGTCTGGATCCCCGACACAGGGAATTCTCCGCTGGCATTGACCGTCACGGTAAAGTCAAAGGACCTGACGACACGCCCCAGGTTGGCCTCGCATCCGGTCAGATACAGGCGGCCTGGCTGCACCTGCCGCTGGGGAGACGCAGTCCACGCGGACACACCGTCCTGGTTGTCCACCGCCTGGACCCGGTACTGGACTGTATCCCAACTCCAGTTCTCCGCCCGGTCAGTGAAGGTCAGCGCGCCGCCGGTATAAACGGTCTCATATGGGCCCCCATTGACGGAGCGCTGGAGGGTATATCCCGCAATACTGCCGTCCGGATCGGACGCCGGAGTCATACAACCGTGGTATATTCTCCGTGGGTAACAGTCCCCACGGTGATCTTCGTGGGAGCTGTAGGCGGCTGGTTGATGGGCCTGCTCTGAGAGGCGGTCCAGGGGGAGTACAGGCCGCCGGTGTCAAAGGCCCGCACGCGGTAGCACACGGTATCCTGTCCGGTCGCTGCACGGGTGACCAGGGATGTGCCTGTAACCGAATCGTGTACGCTGGTCCATGCAGCGCCGTTGTCGTATGATCTTGTCAATATCAGTTGACACATTCAACTCAAAGATTTGCGGAACATACGCGGCAGCATCCAGGGCCGCATAGAATCTCTGTCGTTTCACCACGGGCGGGAGGCCGTCGTTGGCGGAGCAGATCCGGCGGCGGTTCCAATAGCTGATGAAGTACCTCCAGATGAGGGCCTTCAATTGCTCAACGGTCATGGACTCCGGTTCGATGCGGCCGTAGAACAACTCGGTTTTCATCCTGGCCCACATGCTCTCACAGCGGGCGTTGTCGTGGCAGCAACCGCCATCGCTGTTCATGCTCTGGCGGATGCCATGCTTTTCCACCGCGGCCCGGTAGGCCCCGCTGGTGTACTGGGAGCCTCGGTCGGAGTGGATGATAGCGCCCTTCAGCCCCGGATAGGCAATCGCCGCGCTGGCCAGCGCCCGCACACACAACTCCGCCCTCATGTTGTCATCCATGATCAGGCTCAGGACGGTGAGATCGAAGCAGTCGAAGATGGCTGAGACATACAGTTTTCCATCCTTCGCCTTCAGTTCGGTGATGTCGGTGACGCACTTTTCCAGAGGTTTGTCCGCCGAAAAGTCTCGTTTCAGCAGATCGTCCGACTTCCTGGCCTCCCGGTCCGCCTTGGTGATACCGTTGGGCTTGCGTTTCGGATGGTGGACCAGGCCGATCTCTTTCATCACCCGGCAGACCGTCCGCTCACTGGGGATGGCAACGCCCTCCGGCTGCTTCAGCAGCAGTGCCTGGTACATCCGCTTGCGCCCGTAGGTGTCATTGCAGACATCCCCGTCATGGATCTCCCGCATGGCATCCGCCAGGCCCTGGTACTTCCAGGGCCGCTCCCGCCGGGAGAGATACCGGTAAAATCCCTGCCGGCTCACCTCCAATACCCGGCAGTACAGGGCGATTTTTCCTTTCTTCCCGCCGCCGTCTGTCTTTTGCGCAAGGAACTTCATTCGTTGTTCCTTGCTGACTTCCGATGGCTCGCGGCGAAAAAAGCGCTGGCCTCCGCCAAAAACGCGTTCTCTTCCTTTAGCCGGCGGTTCTCTCGCTCCAGCACCTTGATCTGCTTGCGCAGCGCCCCAAGCTCCTCCGCCAGGCTCATGGCCGTCCCGGGAGTGTGGCTGCCGGGGCCTGCGTCCAGCCGTCCCTCCCGCACCGCCTTCTGCCACCCGTACAGCGTGTCCACCGGTATCCCCAGTTCCTTCGCTGCCTTCCCCGCTCCGATCTCCTTCGCCAGCTTTACCGCCTGTACCTTGTACTCCTTCTCATATTTCCTCTGTTCCTGCGCCATTTCATGCACCTTCCTTACTCTCGTTATTTTACTCTTTTTCCGTGAGTTGGAGGTGTCT